AGGGTTACATATACGGTTGGAGTGGACAAAAAAGTCTTACCTCTTCTGCTCTAACCCTCCTCAACTACACTAATCCCTCTTCCTATTTTTTAACAAGAGTGATGATAGGGATAGATTGGAGTAGTATGGGTGCTGGAGAAACGTTAAGCTATACGATCAATGTGGATGGAATAGGGTTGTTTGTTGAAAAGATAGTTATCGTAGATTTTAATTTAGGAGTACAACCAAAAATGTTTGAGTTTGTTATACCTCCTAATTCAACAGTAAAGGTTCAAGCTACTCAAAGCGGAAGTAATGGTGCTATTTCATGTATGCTAACTGGTTATAAGATATGAAACTTCCAGACTCACAAAAGGATTTTGAGAAATTATTTAAATCTGTAGAATGGAATAGAATAATCCCTCCTGTAGTATCGGTTCTGCAACCTGTTATTATTGGAGGATTGTGGTTAGTGGCTTGTAGGTTTGATAAGAAAGCAGATGCAACCGCTAAATTTATTGCAATAGCAGAAACCATACCCACTTTAGATCTTAATATTCCTCAACCTGTAGCTTTAGCGTCTATTTATCATACTGTAGAAGAAACAATGGACGTTTTACAAGAAGTTATTGCATGGATTAAAGATTTAGAAGTTCCAACAGCAGAAGATATTATAGATGAAGTTAAAAAAGAAATTACAGACCCTATAGCAGAAACGGTAGACGACTTTTTACCAGATGACCCCGCTTTCAAAACGGCATTAGCTAATTGCATAATGAACGCTAAAGATACTCTCGGTTTTGGATATTGGATATTAGGCCCAACATGGATTCAAGGTTGCATGTTAAGAAAAGGATTTTCAGTTAGTACCAAATGGTTAGCGAAAAAGTTAGGATTCTAAATGACAGACACAGAATTTGCACTGATATGGGCCTTGAGCTTTTTGTTATACTTGCTAATCTATACTTATTGGATTCCGCTAAAAACTCAAAAGAGAATAGAAACTTGGCTAAAAAGTAGCGAGTCAGATGACACATTACTCGAAGCGTTAGAAGTTATAGTAAAGAGAATAAGAGAACAGATGTTAATTGATTTTGAAGATTATATGTTACCTAAAGCCAGAGAGAATATGCAAAAGTTCTGGTCTGGTGCTATGGGTAATGTAGCAAAAGAAATGAAAAATTCTGAAGAAGGTTCTAATCTTAACATGATGCATAACATCGCTAATGAACTTTCAGGCCAACCGTGGTACGTCCAAGCTTTAGGATCTAAACTTATGCCGATTTTGGCAAAAGCGTCGAAAGAAGGGAAACCAGACATCAAGCCAGACATAGGCATGGGATTGCAGAAATAAGGCACCTACAAGGCACGTGAACGCACCAAACTTGCAACCCCAACCCGTTCATACCCTAAGCACCTCCGTTAATCTTACGGCCACAGTTAGAGCAAGTCGCCGATACACGGCCCCAGTTCATGTCATAACAAGTACACAGAGCTTTCATAGTCTTTCCTTGATATCTTCCAAGAGATCTATAATCTCACACTTCCAACATTGATACATAGTAACTCCGTACTGATTCTTTGTGCAGTCAGAACAATGAAACATTACAGTTCGTCCCATATTTGATTAAGGTTATTCAATGCTCGACTCAATGTGTCTTGATGAACATTAGTTAGACGGCATACCTCACAGATTTTCTTATCCTTCTCGGCATCACGTCTACCGCATTGTTTACAGTTCACGCTTCTTCCCACCTTAGACCGTCACTTGCTTTCCATACCCAGTAGAAGATTCCTGTCTTTGGCCAGTGTGATGTTGACTGAAAATCTTTCAGTAGGTACCAAGTAGATGTTGAATAGGATTCTTTTATCTTAGGTTCCTGTTCTGGGTGATATGATCCTTCTGTCTTATTATAAATAACAATTCGACATTCTACCTTGACACCTTTTTTAATACCCGTGTCTGTAGTAATATTTACTTCTTCTACATTATCAACAGTCACTAATGTAGGTTCATCATCCATCACCCGAAGGTAGGAATCACGTTTCTTCAATGGTGCAGAAACGTCAGGCTTTACAGAGTAGTCTTTTTGCTCGTCCATATTATTACATAAGGTATCTGCTATTTAACTGGAACTGATGCACATCATATTATATAATCGATTAAACGTTAATTGATTATGCCTGTCGGAGTGTATCGGAAGAAAAATAAAAAAGGAAAGTTTATGTATTTCCGTAATGGAAAACTGATTTCCAAGAAATCTTACGACTCGTCCAAGTCACGGAAGACTAATTCTAAACGAACAGTCAGACGGGCATCCCCAAACAACAAGAGAAAAACTATGAAGAAATCAATTCCCCACCCATCTATTAGCGGTATGGCTTCTGGATTGGCTATAGCATCATACCTCAATGCTGGAAGAACAGTTACAAAGGATGTCGGTATCGGCATGGGTGTAGATGTTGTTACAGAAGGAGTCGTAAAAGACATAACAGACGGCCAACTCGGAACCGCTTTTAATACACTGTCAAGAAATGCAGTCGGATTAATCGGTTCTGATGGAGGACGCAAGACATTAGTGACTGCCGGAACCGTAGCGGTACTTGGTGCATTTGCACGAAGGCAGTTTCCAAACCTAAAACTCGGAGGAAGTAAGCTTTACTTCAGACTATAAAATGGCAACAACAATAACAAGAACATTTGACGCAACACCAACAGACAAAGCGTATTTCTCTTTGACTGACAACATGCTAAGCAGTAGCTTAGGAAACATTCAGGTTCCACAAGGATCCTCAAGAATCTCAAGAATAGATTGTGCATTTGACACATTTAATGCAAAAGGTACGACTATTGTTGCAAGGCTCTTAGGAAGTAATATGTCCGAGCAGAATTTGGTTATCTGGGGTTCTGCTGGTGATACCGCAGACGCTGGTGCTTTTGATGGATATAATTCAGTACCTGTAGCTTTTCCTTTAGCTGGTGTAAATAATATAGATTTACAAATAGCAGTGCAGTTCAATTCTGGAGGAAGTGCATCCGCAAGTGGCGGTGCAGTGACTCTTTATTTTGAATGATTAAGACAGGTAGTAACTCGCAGTTTCTCGGGCCTCAGTCCGGTTACTCGATAGTTAAAGATAGAGTCTATGCTTACAGTGGAAGTCAAACCTTAACTGGTGGTGAATTTAGAACACAGTTAGAGTTTAGCACTGGTAAGGATCCTTTAGATGTAGACTTTCAATGGTCTAACACTGAAACTAATTCTACAAGGGATGTTTATGTCGATATAATGTTTAACGGACAGATAGTCTTTAGAGGACGATGGGAAAATCCTAATATAGTGGAAAAAGGTGCTAATCCAGTTCGGTTGATCATACCGCCTTATACATTTGTTCAAGCTTTACAAAAGAACGATGGTACTACATCCGGTTGCTTTCTAATGTCTGGGGTTGTAGTATGAGTTTAGGCCCAAGTGAAAGTGTCAGTCGAGTTAAAGAGGGTTACATATACGGTTGGAGTGGACAAAAAAGTCTTACCTCTTCTGCTCTAACCCTCCTCAACTACACTAATCCCTCTTCCTATTTTTTAACAAGAGTGATGATAGGGATAGATTGGAGTAGTATGGGTGCTGGAGAAACGT